GATGAGTTTTTTATAGCATGAATATATCTAGTACCTGTCCGTGCTTGAAATCCCCCTTGTGGCAACACGATTAAATTTTTAAGTGTGTCTGCTGCTGCCTGATACTTAGCAAAATCCGTTCTACGGCGCATAGCTGGTGCAAACTCTCCACCAGCAAAAGAAGGTTGCGTTTTAGAAGCCACTGCGCACCCCTCCTCTGGCCGCAATATAACCAGGGATAAGTTTATCATCTTTGTTTTTTTCTATCATATCGATTCGTTGTGCGTCATTTAATTTAATTCCAAACATCTGCATAGCAAATTGAATGTCCTGACCTGAGGCACCAAGACTCAAGCCAATCATGCTGGATATTTTCCATGCAAGTGCATCGCAAAACGCAGGAGAAAAAGAATCTTCTGTAATATCAATAATATAATCAGCATAAGAATTTTCTATATTACATACAATTCTACGTACATATTGAGAATCAGTAGACAAGGTTATAATTTCAAATTGATCGGATCTAATACCAACTTCATCAGAATTACTTACGCCAATAATTCTAATGGCATCATCCGGATATTCATAAACATAATCATATTTATTAGATGTTTCTTCTGTGACTGTAAGTACCGCTGTATATCTGGCAAACGACCACGGAAATAATGAAAGAACCGTTTTTTTTGCTATATCATAAACACGATTGCACATCTGTGCTTCGGTGGAATTTTCAGAAAAAGATTGTATTGTTCTGCTTATTTTTAAATTCATTAAAGCCATATTGCAAATATCAAAAGAATTCATATTGTACCCCCCATAAGAGGAGGGGGTCTAAGCCCCCCAAATTTGTAATTAAGATAATGTGACCCCGGATATACCAGATTGATACCATTTTCCGCCATAAGCAATAAGGCGAATTGTACAACCTATTACAGCGGCACACGTCCCGACTGTATAAGCTGATGTACCATTAACAATTATTGCCGATGGGCACGTAATTGTATGGGCATACGCTGTAGAAGACATAACCGTGACAATAGTTCCGTTTTGTGCCGTAGTCGGAGCCGCCAAAGTCATTGCAGCGGCACTAGTTTTCGTAACTACATGACAGCCATGTGAAATAGTAAGGGCTCCACTAGCCGAATATTCGGTAACAGAGCTCTTAGATGAAGCCGTTCCACCTGTAATAGTGGGTGCCGTCAAAGTCTTATTTGTTAAGGTTTGAGTATCCGTTAAACTAACTGCGTTGTTTTGTAACCACTTAATTATTTGATTGGTTGGTATAAAAGAGCGAAGTCCTGATACACTCATTATCGTTTGCCCCCTTATACGAACCCATTAGTCTGTCGTGCGCTATCTACGTAAGCATTAAACGCTCCGCCTGTTAAAGCGGCAGTGCCGATGGTATAAATTATCTTTACATACTGCTCCACTTCCCATGGCAAAACATATTCAGCGACAAGTTTACCTGTCGTTAAATCACTATACGCGTACGTAGATGAAGTGAATAACGTAGTTGCCGAACTAAAAGAAGCATTATCGTCGGTAACTACCGAAAAGATAACCGTTGCCGATCCAGAAGAAGTGCAAGCAGTTGGAACAGCAATAATTACTTTGTTATTATATCCGACATGCGCGGCACCAAAATTTACAACGTTTGTAGAATCATGCGCCGCTACCGTAGTTTCTGACTGAGAATCGGAAAATATCATATCGCCATCAAGAATCATTTATATCCCCTCCTTATGAAACCACAGTTTCAGAATTAGTAATCTGATATGATTTGTGAACCGGAATACCGCCTAATCTAACCGTTTGGAATCCGTCTTGTGCAGAATCAATAGTTAGATTAACGTTTCCAGTATGATAGTACATCGTTTTAAGCCAGCCAATTACTGTTTCGTCAGCATACCAAAAATAATTTAAAGCCGAATTCATGTTGACACGCTCCATAGCACGAATAGCTATGCCAATAAGATCTGGTGAAGTATCGGAAGTAGAACCATATGTAGCTAAGTCAGTTTCGGAAATATTAGCTACACGCAAAATACCCTGCCGATAATTCTCGACGCAAAGTCCAACTTTCCAGTTGTTGAATACGCAATACGCATAATAAACCTTTCCATCGGCATCGGTAACACGTTCTTCTGGTTTAACGATTCTAGAAACGCCAGCTTCTGATCCAAGTGGATAAAACAGACTTACACCATCGTCGCCCCACCCTACGAGATATAGAGAGGTTAACGTAGTAGTTCCCCCGGCTGATACAACTTGATAGCCCGGTTTTCCAAGCGTAGTCGAAATAGCATTGAATCGGGGAGCCAATCCTTGAACACCCCTCAAGTTTGTTTTAGTATTGCCATGGAAAAAATCGCTTTCAAAATCATTGTGAATAGCAACGATTTTACGATACTCTTGTTTAGCCAAATAAGCTTCTGGACTTGGATAAGTTTCAAGTTTATTAATATCAACCTCAGCATTTGCAGCATATTGCGCGGCTAAGTCGATTACCGGAATATTTACAGTTTTGCTTTTTGCTACGCCACGTTCGTAATCACGCTTAGTGGCCGTTTCTTCGCTCCCTTGGATAGTACTCTCATGCCCATTAGGCATGTTACTCTCAAACCAAGTGGCATCTTTTACAATTGGAGATACTTTTTCAAGAATTTCATATACACGAGCAGGGTTTCCTTTTGGGTCAAGACTTGCTCGTAAATCAGCAGTGGTTACTACACTGCTACCTAAAGTAGCCATTTAATCACCTTCACTTTTTAAATTTTAGCCCTTTGGGGGCTCCGGGATAAGGACTGTTGTCTTTTGTTGCAGGATTTCCAAGTTTAAAACTGGGGTCTGAATAATCTTTCCCGGCGGCAGCAAGCGCCTTAAAAATAACCGGTACAGAATCTGGGGCGAAACCTTGAAGTGCTGTAAATGCTTCATGTAGGGCCCCTGTAGCCTCTTTGCCGCCGTAATGTTCAATAAGAGAGTTCATTTTGCCGATGTCTTGCTTGTTTTGCGAATCAACAAATTGTTTATAGCCCGTTTCACACTGCTGATTAATATCAGCTATAACTTTTTCTGCCGTAACTTTGGCGACTTCACAGCCCATGCCAACCATTTTGTCAGCTTGTTCAGGCTTGATTCCCATCTCTTTGGCTGCGGCAACAAAGTCGCCAATCATTTTTTCGTCTACTTCAAACCCTTCGGGCATTGTTGGTTTATAATCAACTAACAAATCATCTGTTTGCTGGTCTTCACCTTCTTTAGCATCATCCCCACCAGTACTAACCTCATCGGTATCTGATCCGTCTTCGGTATCTGTACCTTTGTCAGTACTAACGTCAGTTTCTTTGGCACCTTCCGTGCCATCGATAGCGATTTCAGCAGCATCTTCGGCAGCATCTTCGGCGAACAGTTGCAGATCAAAAGCGGCGTTGGTGTTATCCTGTGCCACGTTAACGTTATCCATGATTTACCTCCTTTAAGGCATAAAAATAACGGCTTTAGGCCGCTTAATCATTTCCCTTTTACCTTTTTTAATTTTGGATTAGCTTTCTTTGCCGCTTTGCTTGCATTACGACTTGCATTAGCCAGGATCGCTCCGGCTGCATTCTTTGAGATTCCTTCTTTTTTAGCAATTTTATTTTGTACTGCTTTAAATCCAGGATGCTTTACACTCATTTTGTATCACCCTTTCTTAAATAAAACCATTGGTTCTCATATAAATATCTTGTTTTGCTGTTTCGACCATTCCAATTACATCTAAATATCGAAGGCTTTTATCCCATCGTGTTTCAAAAGTATCATCACTGCTCATCATAATAACAACAATGCCTTTTAATTTACCTTCTCTAATTCTTTGATTAATAACATCGGATATTTCGTCCTTTTCACAAGGAAAATTAACAATATTATTATTCATTTTTACCCCTTTCTATTTACCTTTTCTATTTACCTTTTCCGCCACCGCAACCCTTTTTCTTACTGTTCATAACATCACCTCCCCACATCGCGATCAACGATGCCTTCCCTCATCATTAGCTCCCACATGTCCGGGGCTATTCGGTAGATATCGCTATACAAGTCTACTGCCACCGCTTGACGTGCGGCTATCCTATACGCTTCGGCGGAGCATGGCGTGTTTTTTCTGTTATAATCTAACATTTCGAGCACTCCTCGAACAAAATCGCGACCCTCTCGCATAGACAATACCGTATCGATCACATGTTCTTTCTGTGCTTTTTTAAGCTCAATCATCTTTTCAACATTTTTCTTTTCAATGGCTCGTTGCTCTAATGTTTTCATTGCTGTACCCCCAGCATTTGAGTCAATGCAGTGTTCTGATCCATTGATATACTTCCGGCTTTCTGTGCTACATCTGCCGCAGTCTGAGCCGTCTGTGCAAGCTGCTGCATCTGCTGCTGTTGTTGCTGTTGCTGCTGCAGCTGCTGTACTTGCTCATCAGATCGAATCATTTTACCAGGAGCGCCGTAAAGTTTAGCCCCTTCGTCGATTGTCTCCATGAGATCAATCTTCATCAATGCGGTTTGATCAAGTTGAGCACAGGTCCCCGCAAGTTGCAGAGTGTTGGTTATGCGACTAACATCAACATATTTTTGAGCTTGAGCAAGGATAGAGACATAATCGGTTTTGATATCCTGTCCCTGCAATTTCGCAAAATCATCTTGCGCTATATAATTGGCAATTGGCGGATATGCGCGAGCTTGCATAGCATACATAAAGATAATATCCATTGCGACATTAAGGAATTCCGTATGAAAGTTTTCCAGCGCAGGCCCTAAGGCTGTCATTTTCTCGCCGGAAATCTGATTAACCTCCGTAGCTGTCATATCCTTATCTTCACGCGACATAACAGGCATAAAGAGATCAATATAAAAATCCTCTTGTATTTGCTGCTTTTTATCTTGGATTGCTTGCCACATGATTTGTAACTGTGGGTTAATTTCGAACAGACGTTTTATCGTCGCGTCCGGCCCACTGCCATTCAGCGAATTGAATTTACCCGGTATAGCACTTATGATCCCATCTTCTCCGGCTGCCGCTACCGAACCCTGAAGCGGAGGATTAAGCTCTTTTTCTACCGCGTCCATATAATCATAGATCATTGCCTCAAGTTGCTGACAATTGCCTAGACTATTACGACCGGGATACATTTTTCCGTAGGTTTCGTTATTATTTGCATACCATCTAGGAGACGCAAACGGTTTTTGTTCATAGCCTTTGATGTCTATAATTTGCTTATTGTCAAAATTGTTTTTGAGGTAATACACAGATACCCAAGGCTTACGAAATGGAGCTAATTTCTGTGAATCTGGCTCAATTACGTGGATAATCTTGTATGCCTCGCCATCCGGCTTGCTTTCGGTCATGCTTTGCACTACGCTGGCGGGTAATTTATCCTCGCCAAACAACTCTTTAAGCTGATATGCGGTATACTCAACCTCACGAAATAGCGTATCAACTAGCCCTTTACCATTGATACCAAGCCAATACTCGCCAACATTAAGCACGGTACAATGGATAACGTTGTCATAGTCCGGTTCGAACATCATTACAGCCGTGCCAATCGCAGCCAATTGATAATACAGTGAAAAGGCACACCTGTAAAAGTTAGACTGATGAAATATGCTGTAATCCTTCGCCGTTACAGCATCAAGCCACGCGCGTACACCAGGAATCTCATTATAATCGTCTGTGCTCATCTTGCGCTGCATCCACGGACGAGAGGGCGACGATATAGACGCAAACAACCCGGCCGCGCACTTCTGCAAGGCGGCAGTGGGGGCATTATCATAGATGCTGTTATCGTTGCGCTCGCCCCAATCCTTGTTTTCTTGATTGAGATATCCTTCAAGGTCAGGAGCTATATAACGAATAACCTGCTGCCATGTGTCTTCGTAGCTCGTTCGAATAGTTTTAAGTCGCCGCAGTTTCGCGTCAAAATATTTAATTGCCTTTTCCTCTGCTGATCTATCCATATAGGTTAGCTCCTTACCCCAACGTTGTTTTCAGCGTGTTGGCTGCTCCCGTTGCTCCCTGCCCCGATGTAGCGACAGTGCTCTGAAATCCTTGACGCTTTTTCTGCAACTCCAACTGTTGCGCTGCCGTGTCTGCATCGGATGTAGTATCAGCCTTTGATACCGTATTTGTCGCTGTGTTTATACTCGGCGTCTTAAATAGATTACACACCTTATCCCCTCCTAAACGGATTATGTTTAGTAACTACTTTGATTGGTCCTGGCAATTTTGGGCGTCTGCTCATCAATAAATATCTTAGGCAATCATACGGATGGTCCTCTTGATCCGTATTAACGTCCTCTAACTTTGTAAGACGCTCGTCATATACTAATGTCGGTAGTGTCCGTATCAAATTAGCGCAGGTACTAAACGCCTTGATTTTCCCGTCTCTTAATCGTGTATGAATCTCGTTTTTACCAGCTATACGATCATTATCGGCTCTTTGCCAATCAACACCGTTAGACCTAAAATGGTCATATATACTGTATAATTGATTTACTCCGCTTTGCGTTTTTTGCCAACAGGCCGGATCTGCTACTCCATATGCTATTGCTTCTCCTGTTTCGAGATTAACTATTTTTTTTGCAACCTCTTGTGCTGTCTCTTGCGAGCCAATATTAATACCATTACTGCCATATAACTCGCGATATATCCATACAGTGCCATCTTGATCAATCGCACCCCATAAAATACAGTACGGCTTGCTAAAACCCCAATCCATTGCGCGTATCTTAGTCCAACTTAGGGGCAATGAAAAAGGAGTAATCACGTGCTTATCACGCGACCACTCCGTAAATACCTGTCCAGCAAAAACGTCCCACGAACCGTCTGCATATGCCCTGCGTAGATGCTCTGGAAGTGTCTGCATCCCATCAATATATGATGGCGGCAAGTACGGATTGTCCACGGCCTTGGCCTGCACAAACGCGAACTTGTCTTGATGCGGCTCTAGTTCTTTTGGGAACTGTCGATCTATCCACAACATGCGAACCCAGCCATGGCCCTTACCACCCGGATTAGTTGCAGCTAAAAACTTAGGCTCGTCAATTCCAGGCCAGCGTAAGCGCATACGCAAAAAGTCAAATACTCCCTGATCATTAAGAGTTAACTCATCAATTGCAATCGCCGCGAATTCACTCGACAAATATTTGCTCGGATCATCTAGATTGCGAAAACTTATCACGCCGCTGCCATATTGCTTGCACAGCACAAACTCATGATCTGATCCCTTATATGTCCCTAACCAATCGGGAAACTCATACAGAATCTTAGATAGGTGCCGGTCTTTTAAGGCGGGATAATCTTCGCAAAATAACCCGACTCGAATACCTTTAATGCCGGTTTCAGCGTACCATTTTGCCAACAAATATATAAGAGACCAACGCAAAACATACGACTTACCCCCACCGGCAGCACCTCCATAAAGTGTATAAGTATGGGTAAGCAGGGTCTGAAGGAATTCGCGCTGCTTTTCTGTCGGCTTAATCAGATCATTGATAATATCAACCTGTTTCACGGCTTAGACACCACTAATGATATCGCTTTATCCTCGTCCATCTCCCCGGCCCCGCTATACTTCAGGCGCGTGTCAATCACCTTGTTAAGCCTGTCAGAGCACATCAGGCGCTCGTTAATCCGCAAGTTATCGTCATTAAACCAAGCATATAATTTATCGCGCTGCTCCTCTAATATGTCCAGATCGGTAATGACCGTCTTTTTGATATGCTCAATAACAACATCTTTTGTTTGCCCGGCTCTCTCTTTGCGGTACTCGTTGACAACTTTACCAATGCTAACATTGCTAAGTTTAATACCTTGCTCGCAAAGTATAGCCTCGATTTGTCTGTTTGAGTGCTCTGCCGACAAAGCCAGTATTTGTGCGGATAGTTCAGGCGTTATCTTAGCCATTTTTATCACCTCAAATTTATAGGTCTCCCCATTTTTTATTACCCATCACTTTAATACGGTAATTTTTAAACATTGTTTTTAAAACATTTTGTATTCTTGTCCCTTTGCAAAACAGCCAAGGATTAACAAAATATTGTAAACCTTTGCTATTACGGCCTTTATACAAAATATCTTTTTTAATAAGTAAATTAATCGTTTCCTGCGTCTTTGCTCTACTCATTTTAGATAATTTAACAAGATCGTCAAACCCAATACAGTGTCCATTGTCATATTTAACACAACAATCTTCATAACCAATATAAGTGGCTATAGTAAATAAAAAAGCCTTCTCATAAACTGAGAGGCTTTCTAACTGTTTTCTTACTTCTCCTATGTTGCCTTTATAAAAATGTTCTATCTTCCAAACCTGTGTATCGCTTAAATACTCTACACTAGATTTTCTTACTATTCTATCTCCTTGATTAAATTCATTAACAATTTCACCGGTATTTTCATCTATTATATGCATTTATCAACC